CGCAATAACCGTCGCATCCACGTTCAACTGAAAGCAAATGCTACCGTTCGGAACAAAAATGCTCGAAGCGTTCTGAATCCCGCCATTCACAAGCGTTATCGTATGGCTACCCTCGTCTTTGCCGCACTCAGCTTTGCACGATGCTCGGCTGAGAATTTTCTTCCTCTGTTGCTTTCACTTATCTTACGCCGAGCTTCTACCGAGAGTTTTTTTCCAAGCATGTAGGTATTACCCTGACTCCGCTCCGATAGTTTTCTACAAAACTCGGCTGACCTTTTATAACCCCGTCTAGTCCAAACAGGTGGATTTTCCCCACCACCTGTTAAATTCCGAAGACAACCCGTCCCGATATCCTTCCGCCCAAACAACTCAATTAATGCAATCTCCGATTCAAATGCTTCGTCCTCATTTAACATCGGGAAAATCAAAATTCTTGACCGTTCTTTTGGTGGTCCAATCCGATGGTTGTACTTCACATAGGCGCGGTCACCTGTCCCCTTTCCCGCATAGTACGGAGAACCATCCGCCCGGAGCCAGAGATATGAATAAAACTGCTTCATCGCCTGCCCTCACTTATGGCAAAAAAAGTCTTGTTCACGGCTCTCAGCTACTTCCGCCAGCCGCCGCAGCCCTGTGGTAAAAAGTGCTAGCCGATACCGAGCCAGATACCACAAACATTCTTCCTTAGCACTGAGATACGCCAGCCACAGGTAATGAACGTGGTGACAGCACTCGTAAGGTGCGATCCGGCTCAGGACTTCGAACAATGCTGTGGTTTTCTCACAGTAGTCTTCAATCGCGTTGTCGTCGAACCAAATGTGGCGAAGTCGCTCAATGCAGCCGCACGCATACGTCATCCGCTCGTCCACAGAAATTACCCTCTAGAGCGACTTGCTCGCTTCATACGCCGCTCTCCTCGCTGCCGACCAAGGTTTACGATGTGCTTCGGCATTTCTCCGATTCGATTCTTCGCTATGGTGCTTTCCAAAGAACGGGTTCTTTTCGCCGACGAGTTGCTTGCCGATTTCGCGCATTCGGTCTCGCATTGCGTCCGAAACCCCGTGTCCCGTCAAAGTGGCAGATATTTTCTGTTTCGTCTCCGCTGTCGGCTTGTACTGTTTCTTCCGAACAGACGCTTGGCGTTTCCATTCTTCCGAGTGCTTCTTTCCTCGTACACCTTGCCATCCCGCAGCCCACTGAGCTTTCATTCGCTTACTAATTCTTCTACATTCCGCTTTTGTGTGCGGTCCCGTAAACCCTTCGCCTCCGTCACAAATGTTGTACCCTACGTCAGGGTGTTGAGTCTTCAGAACTCGAATGAAATGCTTTTCCAATTCATCAAGTTCGGCCCGAGTCTGCACGTCCGAAACTAAAGGCCAGATACTCCAAGTCTCTCGGGGATGCTTTCGCATCGCTGCATATAAATGAGACCGTTTACCTGAATAATGGTGTGCCTGCCAATCTTTCTGTTGCAGGTAGCGCTGCAAACTTTCCCCTTTGTGTTGCCCAACGTACAATTTCAAACTTTCCTTACAAACAAGAACGTAGATAAACATGGCATCCTCCCAAAATCAAAGAATACCATGAAAACACAATCCTGTCAAGGGTCATCTCATGATGTTCCACTCGGGAGTCATACTCATATCATTTGCCTCCCGATCTTCGCTCTCCAGCGCGTTCTGCACTGCCAGTGCAGCAATCTGCATCTGTGCCTGCGTCTCCGTCGCGGATATACCGTATGCGAACCTCATACCTTGCCACAGACACATCTCGAACAACACCCAACTCAGGTCATCGGGCCATTGAAACACGGATTGCCCGCTCGTGAACTTCGGTGCCCGTGCCTGATACACCACGGTGTAAGCGAACGGATACGTGCTTACAGGTTGAGATAGTCGGAACTTCACAACGCCGCAGCCGTAGTCAATCTCGCACGACAGTGAGACGTTGTCCCCAGTCGATGTGTACTCCGGCGAGATACGATGTACCGCGTCAATCGGGGCAACGGGCAGTGGAAAACTCGGGTTATTGATATCAAGTACCGCCGCTGATTGGACCCAGCCCAAATTGAAGATACCGGGAGCACCAGACGGTGCAGCGAAAATGTCTCCTGTATCGCTTCCGGGCACGATAGTCACACCCGTCGGCGTCTTGAACGTCACTTGCGTTGCAGTCGCCGTCAACAACGTCACAATCTTGCCGTCGAGTCCGGGGTTATTGGCAACGCTGCCGAAGGTCATGATGTCGCCTGCTGTGAGACCCGCCCCGGATGTGTTCGCTGCACTGTACTGACCGTTGAAATTGTTCGGCGGATACACGGGCACTGGATTAGTCGTACCCAATGTGATGGTCGTAATGCCACCCGACGCTGATATGCTGGCGAGCGTATTCTGTTGCCCGCCATTGCCCTGCAGCACGATATGAAACTGGTCGGGAATCGAAACGAGGTTGTACCCGTTCACCCAACCGGACAGTTGCGTCAGTTGATTGTACACAAACGTGCTGTTGTACGCCGGGTTCATCACCCCTTGAATGAGAAAAATGCTCGTACCAATGTTGCCCGGTAGAAACGGATGCGGGTCCAAAAACTGAACTGTGAGAGTACCATTGGCGGGATTAAAGATAATTCCCGCTGTTTGCCACGCACCCGATGGACCATAGCTGTTACCGCCATTAAAAGTGCCATAGGACACCTTCGCGTTTCCGTTCTGATAAACGCCCGGGTTCAAATCTACGCCTGCGCCGCCTGCAGGCAGTTGCCCGCCCGGGGTCGTACTGTTGATGAGCGTGAAGCACGATGCACCAGCATGCTTGAAATCCTGAAAACCTTGCTGCGAGATAAAGAAGTGCGGGTTCACAGCGGGATTATTACTCCCGAGGTCCACACGATTGAACTTCCATGCCATGCGCCGCACAAGAAGCATCTCGTTGACGTTCTGCGCGAGCCGCAGCATTGGCTGACCGTCAATACCGCCCACATTGAAAAAGTTCTGCAACTTGGTATGAATCTTCAACTGGTCAGCCATTGACTGAATCGTCGTGGACATGTTGAGGTTCGGAACACCGTTGAGATTCATGACTTCTTCCCTCGTTTCGCCAACGACTTCATCCCAGCCGCCATCAAAGCATGCTTCCGTGCCTGTTTGGCCTCGGCTTCGGTAAGCACATGCTCACCTGCCTTCAAACTAACGAGACCATCTTTTGGGATAGGTCCACCGTTATGCCGCCGCAAATGCCGTTCAGGGTGAGCCGCCGTCTCTGCCATGGTCGCCCGTGTCGATTCGGCAGTCTTAGATGCAACGGCGTTCATCTGCGTATCGCTTGCCGTCTCTGCAAATGCAGGACGAGCGGTCGAAATAGTGTCTACGTTTTTTACGCCTTGGCTTATCGTCGATGCACTCGGGGTACTGATACCCCCGCCAGATACTCCCATGACTCACCTCAATCGCTTTCTGGCGTATGACCACGCCATGAACATTACCTCTAGGAAGAGCATCAACACCGCCCCGCCCAACATCACCCGATCAACTACTCTGTCCCACAATCTACGAAGCATAGTCGCCCCGCAAAATCGAAACGCCCCGCCCCTCGGTCAAGAGGAACGGGGCGTCCTTGTTCGGAGCCTTCCAATCCTGTGAGCAGCAGTACTGGAAGATGTTTAGACTTCCTTCTTGATGAAATCAACCACCTTGGACGCTTCGCCCTCAACCGCCGTCACAATCTCTTTACCCTCGGTCTCGGCGTCCGCCAAAAGTTTCTTGCCTTCGGCTTCAGCCTTCGCGGCTTCCGCCTTCAGGATTCCAAGCAAACGCTGTGCCGCTTGGATTGCACCATCGACCGCATGAACGTTGGCTACCGCCTGTTCCCGCTGCCGAAGGAAGTTCCCAATCTCTTGTTCAATCAACTGAATCGCGTTCAACTTCGGTGCCGGTGCGGCTGCTGCGGGCGCCGCCACGGGTGCCGCCACGGGTGCCGGTGCGGCTGCTGCGGGCGCCGCCACGGGTGCCGCCACGGGTGCCGCTGGTGTTGCTGGTGTATCGCTCATTGTGGTTCCTCCGAGCCTAAGATTGTACATCTACTGCAAAATGTTGCCGGGGGAATGACCTGCGTCATCCCCCAGCGAGACCCAATTACGTGGTGCTTGTGCAAAGCGGAATGTAGTACGTCGTTCCGTTGACCTTGACCTTCAGCGACTTCGCCTGAGTCGATACGCCGCTAGAAGTCACAACCCACGCCGACCCGCCCTGACCTTCGTCAGTCAGATCGAAGAGATACTGCAAGCTGGCGATAACCTTCAGTGCCGAGTTAACCGCCACAGCCGTTGTGTTCGTAATCGTCTCAGCGTTCACGAAATTCGGCGAGGTTGAAGCCAACGCCGACGTTGCACCCATATCGAGATGCAGCGCTGAAACATAGCCGCTCGTGACCACTGCGCTCGCCCCAGACGTATCCAACTGTCCAAAAAGAGCCGCAACGAACCCGGCAGCCGCATTGATTGTGCCTTGAACGTACGTCTTGCCCTGAATACCATAGAGGTACTCATTCACCGAGCCACTCCCAAACGTAGTGCCGGAAGCAATGCTTTGGCATCCACGAATGGCCGCAATGCTCAAACCCGAGGGAAGGTTAAACGTCCCAGCAAAGTTGAACAACTGCTCGATATCAACGCTGCGGATATTTCCGGGTTGAACCGCCTCACCAAAACAATGCGCAACGC